CCTTCCCACCATACTTCGGTGATAGCGTGTGATACTCTATCTAAGTCAATTAAAGACGATTCCGGGTGATTTAACTCAGAAAGAGCAATTCCCTTATTAATCATTTTTTTATAATTCTCTGCCTCTCTTTTTAATATACGTTCCGGATATATTCTACCATTTCTATTTGGTGTATTATATTTTTGTAAAACTGCATAAAATTCAAATGGTTTTGAATGGTCAAGCATCCCTTTAGATTCTTTAATGATTTCAACATTACGAGTTTCTGTTGGGTTAATATAACCTGCATCGTATTCAACTAGTATACCTTTACCAACATCACCTGGTTTTAATATTTTCAAATTCATCTTAAATGTTTTATTTATAAATATTAAACATTCTCAAATTGTATCGTTTCTTTGGTATATTTGGATTTTTTGGTTAAATAAAAATTAAAATATTCATTGTTATTAAAATTATCTGTAAAAATTTTAGATGTGATATTAATTAATGAATTTTTTATTTCGTCATCTTTGAAATCAATACCCGGTTGGATAATGAAGAAATTAATTTCTAAATTCATAAATGATTTTTTTCCGTATTTTAGACCACTCGACCTTAAATCTAAGTCAACAATAAATTTAGTGTCAAATATTTTTTCGTTTAATGAATCATATATTGAATGTTTTATGGCTCTGCTCAGATTGAGAACTGTCCGGGTCCATTTATCACAATCGATAATTGGTTCCACCCAAGTTTGGATGTTTAAGTAAAGTGATTTTAACTCTACGGAATCAACTGTTCCATAAATAATCTTAGCGGTTTTGAATCCGGTAATGTTGGAGGTTTTCCCCTTTTTCATTAAATTTCATAATTTCCTGTTTATTTTCAATAAAAATAGAGGAAATATTTGTGGTAGTCAAAACTTTTTTGTAGGACAAAGATATATGTTATTATATGATAATAGTAAAATTAGATAAAAACACGACAATTGAGAAAGCTTTGAAACTTTATAAGAGTAAAGTTATCAAAACACGACAAAGTTCTGAATTAGTAAAAAGAAAAGAATTTAAAAAAAAATCTGTAATAAGAAGAGCGGAAATTGCCAAAGCCATCCACGTTCAAAAAAAATATTATTCAGATAACGATTAAAGATTTTCGTTTAACCCTTTTAACTTAAAGTAAGATAACTTATCAAATTTCTCAGAAAGTACCTTAGTTAAGGTTTCATCAATTCTGCTCTTCACTGAATTATCGTCAGATGATTCTTTCATATTGTTTAATTTCTCAACAACACTTTCTTTTAGAGTTATATATTTTTCAGTTAGTGAGGAATCATCTTCTGACAATAGATTGATAAGTTCTTTTTTATCAGACTCGTTTAATCCATCAATATAGTTTTTAATAGTTTTGTTTGCAACACTTACCATAGTACTCAATGGTAAGTCAATACCTTTAGTGGTTGTTATAGGTAATTTTCTAAGAGATTCTGAAATAATTTTTCTACTTTTAATTTTTGATTCAATAGTTAATACATCATTAGATAATAAAGTATCGATATCTGTATAGTTACTTTCAACATTTTTATTTCCAACCCAACCAACAATTTGATTAATATCTGATTGTTTTATTTTGTTTACGGTATTCTCGTAAATTTTAATACATTCATTGATATAATCATTACTGTAAGATTCGTTTAATCCTTTAGGGGTATTTAACTCATCATAAAGATAAAATATTTTTGCAACATTTTTATTCTCAATAACAAGTTTTTTGAATATTTTTAATTCATCCTTAAATGTGTTATTTTTGTATGATTCCAATAACACATTTTCTATTTTTGATTTTAATATACCGAATTTCATAATTTGTTTTTTAATATAAATATCAATCTTTTAGAAGTTTTCCTAGTTGGTCTTCAATTTCCCCTAAAGAATTTTTTCCTTTAGATAAATCAATATATGAATCGTCCTCAGTCATTGACCCTCTTTCTACTAATATTTTTAAGTTATCACGTTGTACTGTTTCAGGAATAGTTTCTTCTTCAGGTGCTGGTGCTCCCGGTGCCAGAGCCGGTTCAGGTGCTCCACCCGGTTCAGGTGCTCCACCTAATTCAGGTCCACCACCCGGTTCACCTCCTAATTCAGGTCCACCACCAAAATCTGAACCTCCTCCACCTAAGCTAGAGAAACTTCCACCACCTCCACCACCTTCAGCGGGTGCAGGGGCTCCTGCTGTTGTTCCGGATGCGGGGTTTCCGTATAATTTATCAATGTTATCAAATATACCTGTATGAGTAATAATTGTTGCAGTGTTTGTTAACTCAGCTCCAACGGCTTTCTCAATACGTTGTTGTTGTAAATCTAATTTGATTTCCTCATCAGAGAATCCTAATACGTGTTTTTTAGCCCACGATACCGATACAGGAGCAATACCTTCGATTGCGGTAACTGCATCTTTGTATAATAATATTTTTTCTTTCCAAAGGTCAACTTTTAATAAGTCTGCTTGAGATGATGGGTTTGTAAGTCCTAATGTAAAGTTTGATAATTCATCTTCAAACCCTAATAAGAATAAATGGATAATAGCGATTTTATTCATTTCGGCTACCATACACTTTTGTATTCTGTTGATAGTTCTTGCAAAACGAATATCCATTAATGATAAGTTTTTACCATCACCGGTTGTTTCTTCAAAACCTAAAAACGCTTTAGGGACACGAAGAGCGGTTAATAATTTCTTTTGGATATATTCTATATCGGCAATTTCTGCTAAGTTCTGAGCTCCCGGTAATGTCTCAATTGGTGATGCTGCTGCAGGGTCACGAACCGGAATAAAATAATCTTGGTCAACTGCCATTTGATTAAATCTCATATCCACGTTACCTGTTTTACCATCAACAACTTGGTCTCTTTTGAATTTGTTTGCAACACGTTGTACATATGGTTCAACATCTTTATCATCCATATTACCAACGAACACTTTGAATACACGCCTTTCCGGTGCTCTTGATGTTCTATAAATTAACATCGCATCTTCGGATAATAATAATTGTTTCCAAATACGTCTTGCTTTTTCTAACATAGATGTTCCGTAAGGAAGTTTTCTATCATCACCTAATAAACGGAAATGAGCAATCTCCCAAGAGTTAAACTCCATATCTTTTGCTTTCCATTTGAAACGTAAACCTTTATTTTCTATAGGTTCTTCAAGGTTTGCTGATTTTGCTGCCATACCTCTTTCTAAACGTTCAATTTCAATGTTTGGTAATTGCATACAACCAATAATACCTTTTTCAGCATCTAATTTTAGGTACACAAAGTTATCACCATATTTACAAGTATTTCTTGTCCACATAGGTAAGTTTGTGTTAATATCTAAAACGTTGTTAAATAAATCGGCTAATATACCTTTAACTCTTTTTGATTCAGAATAAATCTGTAACATAAAACCATTTTGGTCAACCGTAGTTGATTCTTCACCATAGATATCTAATGCTGCAGATATCTCAGGAGTGTATTCCATAGATTCATAATCATAAAATGATGCTAATCTCGTTGGTTCGTAATAAACGGCTTGTGTATATAAATTACTTTCAATTTTAGTCCATTGATTGGCTAAATAGTATGTTTGTTGTGCTTGTAATTTTTCTCTTTCGTATTCTGCTTGAGAAGTTGTTTTTAATAACTCCTTCTTATCTAATTTATAGACAGGGTAATCTTGACCTAATTGAGCGTTAGGACCAAAGGCACTCGATAAACGTTGCCATACTGTCATATTATTATTTTGATTATTTTCCATATTAAAAATCTAAATCTTATTATCCTTTAATAAATACTTTGTTTTATTAATGACATCATTAATTAACCAAAATAATATAATTATGGGTAATTTAAACCTGTAATTGTTTATATGTTAATTAAAAAGTATAATTTGGGTTTGGTGTTCCGACTATTGAACCATTAACAACTGTTAAAACAGTATCTGGAAAGATTGAAGACTGCTTTACTCCATTACTAATTGGGTTCGCTTTAATTGTATAAGAAGTTAAATCAGGATAATTCGTTAATTGTATCTTATATTCATATACAAATACCTGTTGAAATTGAGTTGATGGGTTACCTGGATTTAACGTAGTCCCTTTAATACTAAAATTACAAGTTTGTGCCGATAATGATGTTATTCGTGTGTATGATGGTGAGTTACCTGACCAAGGTATTGTTAAATTATATGAATTATAAAAATTATAATAACCCTGCATTACTTCCTCTGTTCGGGGGGGGTCTGTTGATATAGAATATTTATAATCTCGATAAAAAGGTGTGGTGTATTTTTGACCTCTATTAGTAGTTCTATTAATGTTATTTCCAGTTCCGGTTGATGAAGTATTAATAGTAGATACTATACTAGCTGCTGTATTATCACAATCTTGTTGACAAGTTGTATAATTAATTTGTTTTGTTATTGTAGGCATATTCATAGTCAATGTAAAATTACCTGTGGTTCCTCCTGTTGTTATTTCACTTGAATAATGGATATAAAACTCATTACTAGTTGTCCCATCACCGCATTCTTGGGTACCTGTCCTGTTTATTATTGCTAAAAGAATATATTGATAATAATTGATATTAGTTGGGTCAGAATTATATCCTGAAGATGCTTTTCTAGTTTCATATCCATTTTTATAAGTAAGTAAATCATTTAAATCACTAAAAGTCATAGTAATTATTCCAGCACCTGCAGGACCTGAATTATCTTTAATAAATGTAATTGTGTTATTATTTGGTGGTTCAGCACAAATTAAAGGTAGACTGAAGTTTTGATTGCCAGCACAGGAAGTTCTCCCTGTTGTAAATAGTGGTCCATATCCGATTAAGTTTGTTGAGTTATCTGCTAAGACATTGGCAAAATTATCCACACCAGCATAAGTTGCCCCCATAGAATATTTCCAAATGTCGGATTGAGCTATTTGATTAAGCGAACAACCTGATAAACTAATAGATGTTGAGCTTTGACCACAAATTCCTGGTGTATTGGTTATTGAACTCGTTTTAATTTTATAAGGCGTGTCTAAATAACTATCCAAACATAATGAACAATTAAAAGTATTTTTACACGTAAAATAAAAATCCCAATTTGTTATTGGGTTAGATACATTTGGAATTACTTCTAAAATTAAATAATCCCCTGGAGCTCTTTGTAATGAAGTTAATGAGGTTACTTTAGAAAAATAACCTGGTTTACCACCGATGCCGAAATTAGCAGTTCTACCTGTTTTTGTTATATTTAATATTGATATATCAGAAATCACACTATTACCACTACCAAGAGTCCACCAATCTAAGATAAGTGGTGCATTGTAAGAAGAACCTGAAAAAGTTATTTTTAATGAATCAGGAATTGTATCTCCGGAAAATGCCCACGCAAAATAATCTGTTGTTGGGTCTAAATCAAAAGTTGTTGATAATGGTTGGGGTGCCACACCAGCTGCTGCTCCGGTAAAATTAACTCTATGTGTGTAATCGCCAATAATAGTACCATTACTACAATTGTATGCTTGAATTTCTATAGTTGATAAACAATCCATTTCAGCTTGGATAACACCATTACCACCTGTTTGAGAAAAGTTAAGTCCGTTTAAGTTAACTTGATTAATTACCGGAGTATAAACTCCTACTGGTTGTATTACAGCCCTTGTACCTGTTAATGGGTGTGTGTATTCGTAGCTTCCATTCCCAAATCCTGAGGTGAATGCTAATTGTGTTGTACTATTTGGTCCATACCAAGATATCTTATAATCACTAATTAGATTATCACAACTACCTGTTAAATTTCCAACCTCAATTCTACCAACACTAGTAGATTGATATAAACTAAAATCTAAATCACACGTTGTACATAAGTCATTACAAGTTAGAGGAATATCACAACAAAAATTGTTTGCTGATTTTAATTGGATTGTTGTCGTCCCATCAGGTATTCCTGTTAAAACTAACGGACAATTTGTTATTTGGTTTAATGTGACTGCGGTAATAAACACACCACTAGAGGTATAAGCTGATATTGGTCCTGTTAAAGTTGTTGTCCCAGTATATGATAGACAAGTTGAAGCTGAAAATGTCATATTATTTATTTTTTTTTATTTTATTTCTATTCACTAACACACAGTATTTGAAAACGAATATCCTGACATACCACTATCTTGACAAAGTATTGGTTCTGTTTGTGTTGGCGTATTTGTTGGTGTTATTGTTGGCGTATTTGTTGGTGTTATTGTTGGAGTATTTGTTGGCGTATTTGTTGGTGTTATTGTTGGAGTATTTGTTGGCGTATTCGTCGGAGTATTTGCTGGTGTATTCGTCGGAGTATTTGTTGGTGTTATCGTAGGTGTTATTGTTGGTGTTATTGTTGGCGTTATTGTTGGCGTATTTGTCGGTGTTATCGTAGGTGTTACAGTTCTTGTTGGTATTGGAGTTCTCGTTGTTGTAACCGTAGGTGTTGGCGTATGAGTAGGTGTTTTAGTTGGTATTGGAGTTCTAGTTACCGTTGGTGTTGAAGTATTTGTTGGTGTTGAGGTCGCAGTATGACTAGGTGTAATACTTGGAGTGTTTGTTGGTGTTATAGTTGGTGTTGAGGTGTTAGTCGGTGATTGACTTGGTGTTTTTGTTGGTGTTATCGTATTTGTCGGTGTTTGACTTGGTGTACGTGTAGGGGTTTTTGTTGGTGTTGGTGTGATTAATCTAAATTCACAAGTAGCGTCTTTACTTGGAATGTATATACTATATCTACCATAAAAATCATCAGTATAATATTCGTAAGGTAACAAAACTGTTCCCAAATTAATTGTACCACCAGCTGATGGGTAGAACGTTATTTGGGCCATTTGACCGTCGTAGTTTTCAGTTGTTATTATAATATAATTTGACATATTTTAAATTTAAATCTTATTATCCTTTAATAAATAGTTTACTTATTGTCGGTCATCAGTTGTTATTGTATTGTATAATATTTACTCATTTTTTTTATATTATTAATTTTATAATTTAATTTACACAAACCCGGTTAAATGTTTTTTCAATGCCCAAGTGAATGTTGGATTTGTACCAGACCTTACGGTATCATATACATAACTATAATTAGAACTACTTGGTTCATAAAGACTACAAGTTGTTGAGGTGTATAACCAATTGGAATTAGTAATACCATTTTGGAATACTGAAAACGTACCGGAACGAATTGGTATATATAAATCATTAATTCCGGTTTTTAAATATAGTGTGCCAGATGTGATGTTTGCAACGATTGATGTGACATCACTTGTTACCGGTGAACCTGCTGTTGATAATGTGTATGGTGATGATAAATCCCAATAGATGGAATTACGTGATGTAGAAGTTGGTTCATATATTGAATAAATTCTTGTCCCTGTACTATTAAATGCAAACATAGATGCCCTAATCATAGGTGGATATGATAATGTTGTTGTTGGGGTTGTTGACATTGTGGCTATATTCCAAGCAGTCGATAATGAATACTCTCTTATACTAGCAGGTTGTCCCGAACCAAAAATTGGTTGAACGAATATAAATACTTTAAGACCATTTGGACTTAAGGTCACACCACCAACTCGACTCCCATCTGTTATTATAGGACTTTGATTTACATAAGTAATAGTTGATGATATATCGTTACCTACCGCAATACTTGCTTGTTTAATTCTTTGGGTATTTCTTGATGAAACATATAATTTAGTCCCGTCATTTGAAACAAAAATTGTGCTAATACCTGGTTCATCAGAACCTTTTAAAAATGTAATGTCCGCCGTTTGAACATTACATTGTAAATTAATCAATGCTCCCGTTGGTGTTGGTGTATTTGTCGGTGTTATAGTTGGAGTAACAGTTCTCGTTGGTGTATTTGTCGGTGTTATAGTTGGAGTAACAGTTCTCGTTGGTGTATTTGTCGGTGTTATAGTTGGAGTAACAGTTCTCGTAGGTGTGTTTGTAGGTGTTACTGTTGGAGTAACAGTTCTCGTAGGTGTATTTGTAGGTGTTTTAGTCGGAGTGTTAGTTGGAGTCGCAGTTGCCGGAATTGATTTTGTAGGAGTATTTGTAGGTGTTGGAGTATATGTAGGAGTGTTAGTTGGAGTCGCAGTTGCCGGAATTGATTTTGTAGGAGTATTTGTTGGTGTTGCAGTTGCCGGAATTGATTTTGTAGGTGTATTTGTCGGAGTTCTAGTTGGTGTTACTGTTGGAGTTGCAGTTTTAGTCGGAGTATTTGTCGGAGTTTTAGTCATTGTTGGGGTGTGCGTAGGTGTATGTGATGGGGTAACAGTTGGCGTTGGGGTACGTGTTGCCGTGTTTGTTGGTGTCACTGTTGGTGTCACTGTTGGTGTTAATGTTGGAGTTTGTGTCATTGTAGGTGTTGGTGTTGGAGATGGGCAAGGATTATCTACCTCGCATAGAACACAACTTGCGTATGATGAAACGCTAATAATTAGAGATTGACTATTATATGGTGGTCCGCTCAGAGCTGTAACACATCCACTAAATACGTTAGTGGTTATATAATAAGTGTTACCCACTGTAATTGGTGTTGTCACACCACC